TGCAATTGGGAAAATGCCTAAACCCAAACCATCGATGACTCCTCGATCTTACATTCATTCGTTGGTTGATCGGTTTTTTAACTCAATTCCCAATTTTAATATCAATTACACCATTAGAGCTTTAAGTGTTTTGATTACTCGTATTCGCCGTTTACCAATTGGTTCTATTGCAGTAACGACTTTAACTTTTGTACTAATCGAAGAGGTTGTTCGTGAATTACTTTTCGCACGTTTTAATCCTATTATGGTGACTCACTTTCATGTTTTTTATGAGTTTATAGGATATGCGATTGGCAATAACTTACGCTATGTGTTGATTAATAGAATAGCACCAACCTTGATGTTATATGCTACTGCTCCACTTAATTTTTTGAGTCGCTTGATTATACATGGTGCCTATAATCTTAGTGTCATTTTGGGGTGTTTTATTTTTAATGTTGGTGGAATTTACGATGCTCTTATGACTAAACTCTCCCAAGCTCCCAATATATCTACTGGTTCCATTTTTTCAGTGCTTGCATTTTATAAACAATATTTCACTTCCAAATTTCGTGCTTCTTTTGAGTCAAAAATTGATTTGTTAATTTATAGTTTGTCATTGTCCAAGTTTTCACCTCAATGGCTCACTACCTATTTTGACTCCTTTGAACCCACAGTGCAATATGATGTTTGTACTAAACGAATTATTAAATTTGGGCCTCAAGAAAACCATCCCACTGAATTAGTTATTGAAGATGATACTGTTGGATGTAATCCTCGTGAATCAATGCGTTTAATTGGTGTTGGTGTTGGCACAGCCCCTGTTTGTGCTAGAGCTTGTATACACAACCAACTAATTTCCGTACAAAAGCGTCAAGGCAATGCTCGTTTGCTCCCTGTTTTTGTCGAAGAGTCACGCCAATGGTTCCATGAATTCCGTACTGAATTTAATAGCCAAATGTTACATCGAATTTATCCTTTTGCCCACGAAGTGATACCTATTATAAAATCTGTTTTTACAAATGAAATTTTACGCTATCCTGTTTCTTATAGGCCACGTCTCT